CACCTGTTACATCAAAAGGTGTGATAGCATCCCCAGCATCATAGAAGCGAACACCTGTGTTGGCTGAACCAAGATAAATTTCCCCTGACTTAGCAGCAATACTACCGACTGATGTGCCACCAAAGCGTAACTGAACAATGTCGCCTTCTGTACCTGTTCTATTAAAGTAACCAACTGTTCCGTTATATCTAGCTACATTAAAATAACCACCAGAACCTATGTTGTAGACAAGACCATTATCCGCAGAAGAACCTGCATTGTTATTCTGGGTATCTGCATCAGTAGTACTTACCAGAAAGTTGCCAGAAGAGTCAATAACAGCCCCAGTACCACCACTGCCATAAAAACCAATCTTGCCTGTAGCTACAGAGGCAATACTACCTACGGTTGTGCCGTCTTTGCGGAATAGTACAATTTGACCATCGTCAGTTTTTCTGTTGAATGTTGCTGCGGGATTAGATGCTACTGTGCTTCTTACACCACCCGTATTAGACAACTCTACACCCGGATCATTAACTCCTGAGCTTGTAGGGTTCGCGTTAGTAGTCCCAACAAGCAAGTTGCCACTGCTATCTATGCGCATACGTTCTGAACCGTCAATATTAAAACGAATATCAGAACTAGACCTAACATTGTCAGGGTCGGCGCTAAATGCAATGTTTCCTGCGGAAGAACCAGTAATAAGAGAGTAGGCTACGCCACCCGCAATGTCGCTATCCTCAAGACGGATAGTAGCTAAACTAGAAGCAATATGAAGGTCAGAGCTAGCACTCGTAGTACCAATACCGACACCGCTGTCTGTGATAACCATCTTGGTATCACCAGAAGCCTGCGGAGCGTCGGTTGAGCCTATGTTGTTTTTGAAGTGTATTTCACCAGTGCCTGATGTAGACCCGATATAAACATTGTTGCTATCAAAGCCTACCTTGCCACGGTTTCCCGCTGATGGGCCAATGTCTATGTGTGGACTTGCAGCACCAAGATGCAAATCAGCATGAACTGTACTAGTACCAATACCGACGTTGCCTGAAGAGTCAATGCGCATTGCTTCTGAAGCATTAGTTATAAATTTTAATCTGTCAGCAGCACCAGAACCTTGTATGTAAGTTGTTCCGTCACCAAAGCTATAGTTGTTGTCATCATCAATGCTGACTCCACCAGTAACGTCTATGCCTGTGGAGGTTGTGGAAAACTTAACTGCATTGTCATAGTAGAGGTCAACAGAACCATCTGCTGTGAATTGCCCAATGACTTCACCTGTGTATTTTTGTATAGACGTAGCAGCATTAGCGCGAATAATTAAATTACCCGTACCTGTATCATCTATGCGGCTATGCGACCCATCGTGATAAATCTCTAGGTCATTGCTTGCGCCAAACGTAGCCTTCTCATTATCACCAAGAGACAAGCCATCAGCAGTCACTGTGCCTGTGAAGGTAGGGGAGGCTAGTGGGGCTTTGGTATCTAACTGAGTCTGGATGTTAGACGTAACGCCATCTGTGTAATTAAGCTCTGCGGCGGTAGCTGTGACACCTAAAGAAGCTATTACAGTGTTACCAGACTCTGCAACCCATGTAGTTCCATTGCCTACTATAAAATTACCATCAGAAGGCGTAAGAGCTGCAATTGCTGTCAGATCTGCATCAGAATCTTGTAGTGCATCTAGCTGAGTTTGAATATTAGAGGTTACACCATCAAGATAATTTATTTCTATAGTAGTTGCAGTTACACCATCTAATAAATTTAATTCAGCAGCAGTAGAAGTAATAGCTGTGCCATTAATTGATAGTGTAGAGAAATTACCTGTAGATGCAGTAGTAGAACCTATAGCAGTACTATCAATTGTACCGCCATTAATATCAGCAGTATCTGCTACAAGACTATCAATATTTGCTGTGCCATCTATATATAGATCTTGCCACTCAGAACCTACAGCACCTAAGCTATAAGTACCATCAGCACTTGGTAAAAGATTAGAAGCTACATCAGCACTAAAAGCTACAGTATCAGTTGCAGCATCACCAAACGTAAGATTACCTGCAATAGTAGCGTTCCCAGTTACAGTAAGATTGCCGCCTATAGCTACATTACCAGTTGTAGTAACTGCGTCTATATAGGCATTTGCCCAATAAGTAGAGCCGTCCCCAAGATCGTAAGTACTGTCAGCACTGGGTAAAATATTTGATGAAACGTCAGCGGTAAATGTGACTGTATCTGTTGCGGCGTTTCCAAGAATGGTATTTCCTTCAACAGATAAAGCACCGCTAAGTGTAGTATCACCAGAAGCGGTAAGAGTTGTAAACGCTCCGGTACTAGCACTAGTAGCACCAATTGTAGTCCCATCAATAGTTCCAGCATTTATATCTACCGTGTCAGCTACTAAGCTATCAATGTTAGCTGTACCATCAAGGTATAAGTCTTTAAACTCTAGCGAGCTTGTTCCTAGATCAATGTCATTGTCTGTAACAGGTACAATAGCTCCATCTTGAATACGTATTTGCTCAGTAGCAACACCACCAACTTCTACATACACTCCCCAACGATTGTTAGTACTATCAACAACTATTTTGTTAAGAAAGTCCTGATCACCAATGGTATGAATATTACCGCCTTCTCCCGCAGTTCCATCATGTTGGTGTCCTGTTGTGCCTGAGCTGGCATAACTAAAAGCGTTTACAAGTTGATTATATTCATCATTAAATAACGCAGCAGTTATCGTATCGCCATCTATAAATGTGCTTTGTCTTGTGTAGCTTGTTCCAGCCATTTTTATCTCCTACCAGAAGGCGTGTAATCTACATATAAACCATTTACCGAATAAGAAGGTTTATTGTCTGATGAAAAAATTTTAAAACTACAAGTATGTCCACTGCCTTGGATGGCTATTCGTGTAAGAGGATCTAAACTTCCTCCAAATAAATCTGTACCAAAAATAGCTGTTCCAAATAATGCTGGAGTTCTTACATCGGTTAAAACATAATCAGAAGGTTGAGGAATAGTTGTGTCTTCATAATTATATCTAACTCTAACAGAAGGTGTTACTTCTCCTTCTGGGCCTAAAGATATTTTAGCATATCTTAATGTTTTTAAAGTTCCTGCATCTCCAAAATCTAAATTTGGTGTTTTATAAGAAGCTGTAATAACTTTTACAGTTTCATCTTGATAAAAATTATTTCCTATATCATGATTATAAATATAACCTAAATTATCGCCATGATATATTTTTTCATTTCCAGAGGCATCAAATCCTGAACTTATTGCAGGAGCCTGAATACCCTGTGTTTCAGACCATTGAAATCCTTGAGGCGTTAATGTTCCTATTACGCCTTTGGCAAAGTTTATATCTGATGATATGCCTGTATAAAATAATCTATACTGGGATTTGTTTCTTAAAACAACACTACTAATAATATAATCAGATATACTAGAAGTTAATGCAGATATTATGGATTGGATCTGACGAGAAGTAGATCCTAATTCTACGTCACCAATACGCTCTGTAGCAGCTACAAGTCTAATACCATCAGGGGCTAAAAATACTACATCACCTGCAATTTCTTGAATGCTATAGCCGCTAAGACATCCTACGTTATTTGTTATTTGAACAACGGTAGTATTTGCGGCATCATTGATATTATCTAAACGATGAATACTATTCTGGCAGAAAATATAAAGCGATCCACGAAAGCTTTTAATTCCTGTAATTCTATCTGAGATACTTACTGAGCCTGAGCCAGTTCCTGTAAAGTCTCTGTCATCATTTGTTTTTGAATAATATAAGGTGCTAGGTGCATTTTCTGTATCTACAACACATAAGTGCTTGTCATGTTCTTCTATAAACTGACCCGCCGCAGGAGTAGAAATTTCTTCGTAGACAAACTTACGTGTAGCTCCAGTACCATCAATATGAAAGTGACCTATCTTATCAGCACCCGTAGCTATACTTAATGCACCATACTCTGAACTAGTATGCCCAGTAGGTGCTTTCATAATAACAAACTGAGCCTGACCTTGATTTGGCCTGTCTAACTCTGTTTGTAAACTTAAATTAGCTTCAGTAACTCCAGCGTGTCCGGTGTCTCTATTTATCTGAAGCCATGTTGTTCCATCTTCAGTGTAATACACAGATGTATCAACACAAACAACAAGCCCAAGAGCATAAGGAATAACGCCTAGTATTCTATTAGCACCTTCAGGTCTAGTATCTCCATAAGGCGTATAACCACTTATGCGTCTATAACCTCCATCCGGATCAACCTCAAAATTTAACAGCTCTTTAGCAAACCCGGGCTGCCTAAGCATTTCAAATTCATTTAGATTGGTATTTAAACCACCCGTACATGATAAACCAAATGCTAAAGACATTAGATAAATACCACCCTATCATCTTTAAAATAAGATGTACTAGGCCCAAGAAGATTTTCTCTCATGCTTCTTAAACCTTTTTTGTAGTCTTCTAATGCAAATGCTGATGCTTGAGGGTTGTCTTTAAACTGATAAAGATAATATCTAGCTTTAGATATAAGAACAGGACTATACAAATCAGGAAAAACTATTTGATCAGAGTAAGAAGATAACTCTGTAGGAAGGTCATAAGCAAAAAACCAAATCTTGTAAGCTTTTTTAGGTATAGGGCTTAGTCCAAATTTACGCCCATCAAGACTACGAATTACTGAGTTAGGCTCACCCCAGTTCTGGGTGTCTGCGTCATCAGCGTTTTCTGTAGTTCTTTTAAAGTCTCTCCATGTATCAATAGTGATATATTGTAAATTTTTAGAAACATATGGCGCAGATTCACCACTAACTCCCACAGTTGTTATATAAAAATTATCCCAATCAATAGCTCCATAGTCTGTTGTTAGGTTATCACTAGCAGCTTTTAATTCGTACCATCTTGTTCCGGCAGTAGTTTCAACAGAAACATTACCAAACATAGGATCTGTAGTACCACTTTCGCCTGTTGCCAAAAAAGGCCACTTAGGTTCTTCATTGACAATATCTAAATAGGCTCTATTAATACAGTCTTTTGCATGAGCCTGTATACCAATAGCTGAAGCAAAATTAGCAGAAGTCAAAACAACTTCATTTAATTCTCTTAGCAGCTCATTCGTTAACTGTAAATAATTTTTAGCCATTATTTTTTATGAACCTTTTGAATTTCAAAGTTAGCAGACTTTGAAGCACCCTTGTGAGGCTTGAAGCCATCTCTAGGGTCTTTCATAAGTTTGTAGCTTTTACCACTTTTCATCCAGTGGTAGCCTTCAG